GCGCGTTATCTGACTGCTGCTCGAAGCCCTTGGGGCAGTTGTAGCGAAGGACCGGTGCGCCGTACATGCGCTGTTCGACCAAGGCTGTGGTCAGCCAGGCGCCCGAGCCTTGGCTTGGCACAACATCCAGCTCTTCCTCGGCTGCCGAGCCATAGAAGGCATAGACGCTGGCCACCCACGCGGCCTGGGCATCCACGTCCCATACCGCGCCCTTGCGCATGCAGACGCGGCCGTACAGACCCTGTTCGACGGCCTCCATAAACGTGATGCGATGGACGCTGCCCTTTCGGCCACCCGCACGGATCTCGTTCACCAGCTCGTTGAACGGGTTTTGATCGCCGTCATGGGTGCTGATCACACGGACCTTGCCGCCCCAGATCAGCAGCGCCAGGGCGGCCTTCAGCAGTTCGCCCAGGGCACCGTGGAACGCGGCCTCATCGATGACCACCACGCCCTGCTTGCCGCGCAGGTTGGCCGGGCGCGAGGACAGGGCCACGATGCGGAAGCCGCTGGCAAAGCGGATGGTGTAGGTCTTGATGGACTTTTCATCGTCGCCATCCTTGAAGACTTCTTCGCCTTCCTCGACGTCTTCGGCCACCTGGTTGAACACGCGCGCCCACATGGCGCAGGCCTCGATGTACTCGATGGCCATGTCCATGTTGTAGCCGATGTAGTACACGTTCATCCCGCCGCCCTGACGGGACTTGGCAGCGGTCAGCACGTTGTCTGACGCTTCGGCCCAGGTGAGGCCTACGCGTCGGCTCTTCTCGGCAACCTTCAGGTCGCTGTCATCGGCAACCCAGTCCTGCTGGTACTTCAGCAGCACGGCGTCGATCGCGCTGTTGACCTCGACGGCGAGCGATGCCGGCAGTTCGTTGCGCAGCAAATCCTCGCCGCGATCGGCTCGGTCGACGGCCTGTGCCAGGAGGTTCTTGTTCGGCGCCACCTTCGGGCGCGTGGCGTTCGCGATTACCATCAGCCGATCCCCAGGATCTTCTTGCGGAACTCTTGTGCCCGCTCTTCGGACAGGCCGCCCGACTTGACGACGTTCTCCAGCTTGGCGGCCTGCTCGCGCTGCAGGGCCTCGCGGGCTTCCTGCGCGATCGCGCGGCGGACGTTGACGCTCATCCGCTGGGTGTTCATGGCGTCGTTGGCAGCACGCGCCAACTTGCGGATGTCTTCGATGCTGGTCTCGTCGCTTTCGTGCGCCTTCAGCGCCGCGTTGGTTGCCAAAGTGGTGATGGCGTGGCCCAGCAGTGCGCCGGCCTTCTCGCCGACACCTTCGCCCAGCTCGCCCACCACCGCCTGGGCGGCAGCCTCGATGTCCCGCATGCGTGCAGTCATGGCGGAGATGCCCTGGTGATAGCGATGCAGTGCCGACTTCGACACCTCCGCAGCCGGCTCACCGGGGAACGTCTGCTGCAGCTCGGTAATCATCTCCGCCAACGTCAGGCGGTCCTCGCGGAGCAGGCGCTCTACATGGGCGCGCTGCTCCGGCGGCAGACGTTGGATGCTGGACTTCCCGCGACGTGGGGCATTCATGGCGTTACCGCGCGCTCGGACGGCGGACGCCGGGCACGGACGTCATGCCGGTGGCAACGTCCTGGCCGCGCTGGGTCAGTTCGGCCACCAGGACGCCAGGCACCGCCTCGCTCACCCGCAGCAGGCCCTGCTCACCGAGCCAGGTCAGGTCCGTCAGGACATCGTCCCGGCTGCCCGCCACAGCCATGTGGTGTAGCCCCGCGTGCAGCGTGGAGCTGTTGGCGCGGTAGCCATTCTGTTCGGCCAGCAGGCGCAGCAGCACCAAGCGGCGGTCCTCGCGCATGCGCTCGGCAAAGGTCTTCTGGGTCATCAATCGTTCTCCAACAGATGGGTTTGGACGGTCATCAGCATTTCGTTCGTGGCTTCGAGCTGAACCTCCAGCGTCGCCAGGCGCTCGAACACTCGCTGGACTTCTTGGCGGGAAAGGTGGTGCTGGTAGTGCACCTCCAGTTTTGTGACGCGGTCGGCCAGGCCTGAGTGGCGCCACCACAGAACGATCCCCACCAGCAGGTTGATCGACACCAGGCCTGCCACCAGCACCAGGAGACCCACCACCATCGGCCCGGCCGTCACCGCGTCGTTCATCGGGCCTCCAGCGCGCCAGCGCACGTCACGCAGCGGCGGGTCCGGGGCACGGCGCGCTGTCGGGCTTCTGGGATGTTGGTACCGCAGTCCACGCAATCCATCGGTGTCAGGATTGCGGGCGGTCCAGCCAGATACGCCT